CCAACCGATACCATGAGTGGTCGGTTTGATCCCTTCTTACCAGGACCCACCGCCACCACCACACCCGTGCGCATATCTTCTTCGGGCATGATAATCAATCCAGACTGCACAAACGGATCGGGTTTGACTGCAATGTTATCGTTTAATAGTCGGATCATTTCTTCTTCGCTGTCTTAGCTGAATCTTTAAAGTCTTTGGCGGTTGGTGCATTCTTGCTGCCAACTTTGTTCATCTTCTCACCTGAACCTTCTTTAATGCGCTCACGTTTGGCGTGGATATTTGCGTAGAGTCCAGGTTTAGTAGCCATTTAACACTTCCATCGTTTAAGAGAAGCTTTCGCACGTTCGCCGTCTTTAGCGTTCGCTGCGACCGCGCCCATTCTAGAGCAAAAGGACGCTTTGCGCCCCGCATCAGCCTTAGTCTTTGGGTTTGGTGCTGGTGCTTTTAAATTTGATCCTGTTGCGGCATTGTATTTCTCACGACCTTTGGCGGTCAACCCAGCCCCCTGCTTTGCGGGTAGCTTCTCGCCTCGACCAACTGATAATGACACCGATTTCTTAGCCATTACGAACCCATCCATGAGGTGGCCATGCCACTTTGAGCGTAACTTCTTACTCTAACCTTCGTACTCGTCTCTCTATGCGCCACAGGAAATGCAAACGTCACACATATCGCATCTGCGGCATCCGGTGAGGCTAGACCCCTTGCGCGCATATCCTTCTTAGACTCCAAAAAGATCGTACCTTTGGAGTCTGGCTTCATTATAGGTGATATTAAATCAGTTTTAAGCACTCTGTCACTAGGAATCGACGCAGTTTTTAACCAATTACGCATTTCACCCCACATTTCAGCGCGTTTGTTGCCATACATCAGTGCGTTCTTGGATTTATTGCCAAAATTCACACCCCGAATCTTGTAGCGCTGCTCTTTTAGACGATCCACCACACCCCCGCCCACGCCGCCCTCATCGACCACCACCATCGCAGGCTGATATTCTTCGATACACTCAATGACATGACCCACAACGGTCATCGTATCGTCCCCCTTGAACCGCTTAATCGCAATAATGTCACGCCCTTGACGTACGGCAATGACAGTGGAGTCCGAACCAAAGCGCGCAGGGTCAACCCCCACGATAATGGGGGCGGAGTCGTCCTTGTAGCGGGGGCGTTTCATCGCATCGTCCACAATCACACTTGAGATGAACTGATCATCACCCGCTGCGGGGAACGAGCCATAGACTTCAACTGCCGCCTGACTAGAATCCGCACCATACTCATCTATGATCTGCTGATATACCGCTTTGTCCGTACCCTCGACCGTCCTTGCATCTACAATCTTCGTCGTCCAGAAGTCACGCTTGGAGTTAAAGCACTCAAAGAAGTAGCCAGTGTTGCGACGTGGGTTGGAAAAAGCCAACCAGAATCTGTTCGGGGTGTTCTCGGTAAAGAATCCAGAGGTCACTGCCCAGATAGAGTCATCAATACCGGATGCCTCATCAAAGATCACCATCACACCGTCGTAGTTGTGGACACCCGCATATGAGTCTGGGTTCTCCGCCGACCAAAGCCTGCCTTCCACCGACCAGTAGCGCGTACCCTTCTTTAAGTCGCGCTCGACCAACTCTGTAATCCACTTAGCAGGCATGAGTCGAGTGGCACTTACTTCAAACCAGTGGGAGTTTAGGGACATCGCCAGCCACTTAGTAATCTCCGCCCAGGTTACTGAGCGGAGTTGGGATTCTGAGTTGGCTGAAATGATGGTGGTCGAACCAATCCGTGTGGATAGCATCCAGATAGTAAGCCATGAGACGAGCGCAGACTTACCAATACCACGACCAGACGAGGTCGCCAAGCGTAGCGTGTCAAAGTCAACTTTGCCATTGTTCTGTTTAATATGGTCTCTGAGAGCGATCAGCACCTCGCGCTGCCATTTGCGTGGTCCCGTGAAGTTAGCCAAGGGCGTACCCTGCACACCCCAAGGAAACGTATACAACACAAACGCTAGGGGGTCATCCTTGATCGCGGGCGACCAGAGACGGGACATGAGCGTCATCTCTTCAGTTGGGGAGTAGATGGTTGTTTGCATTTGTGAATAGTAACAAAAAAAATATAAATAAAAATAAATTGTTTGTGGACCGTGCGCACACACACACCTCCGCCGCCATGCCCTACCCCCCCCTCCTGCTGCGCTGCAGCATAATGCTGCGCTGCGTCACGCTTGCGCTAAGGATTCATTAGCTAGCTAAGACTAGCTGAGTTAAGCAACACTTAACACACACACTAAGTCTAGCTTTATATTGCACTGCACAATGCTGCACTGCACAATGCTGCGATGCAGCATGGCATGATGCAATGCAACATGGCACGATAGGTTTTGCCTATTGATTATGGCAAAGCGATAAATATATATATTGATTAATAATGCGCACAACGTGCTTTTTTGTGAGACTATATGTATTCCTAACCTGGTAAACCAAACAAAAGGACTACATCATGATTACGCTAATTACTGAAGACGGCTACAAATTCTTTTTACTCGCCGACGGCCGTGTTGTTGACTCATTAGACGAAGACACACGCGACATGACATTTGACACGTTAGCTGACTTTGTCGAGGCGATGCAATCATGAGAACAAAATACATTATTCAATTTGACCGTCGCGGCAAGTACGGCATTCGTGTATGCACAATGTCCGGCATTGCGATGGGATACTTTATGCACATGAATGACGCTATCGCTTGGTGCGAAGCAAACTAACCCTAACCTGATTCAATCAACAAAGGATTACATCATGAGAACAAAACTAAGCGCCGAAGGCATCAAGCTTGTTGTCGATTATCTTGAGGCTAATGAGATTGAAATTGACCTAATCGACATTTGTCGATATTGGGTAGAGGAAAGGCCGGACTATGTCGCACACGAATACGGCCTGAAAAAATCGGATCCGATTTTTTTGGAAAGCGACGTGATAGAAACCCTAGAATTTAAAACCATGTACGCGGGCAAAACGTCCAAGGGTATGCTAGTTTATTTTGCCGATTAGTAAAAACACTATTACTCATTCTGATTTATCAAACCGAGGAAATACCATGACACAACGCATCACCGACAAGCAGCTAGATTCACTTTGTAGCCTCATTAACGCACTTACTAACAGCCCCCAAGAACCTTGGGATAATGGTAAAGCCAATGTAGGCAACTATCACGTTAGCCATGCTTATGGCGGCGTGTGCTTGCATCGCCACGTTAACGAAGGCGGCGGGGTTAATTGTCCCATTGTGCACGGCCATGTCCCCAAGCGTGAGTTATTCAACTTGATGCACGCATACATTAAAGGCTTACAAGAGGTGACAGCATGAACGAATACATTCATTCAGTAATAGCAGTAACACTTGGCGCACTGGCGATTTTTTTAGCTAACTACCTTTAAGGGGAACACTATGAACTTCAACACCTTTCCAGGCCGTAATGACGACGTACATGGCGATGAGGATTACTACGATTACATCGACGAACTCAAAAACGCCAACGTAAACGACGTAATCAAAAGTATTGCGGATGGCGGATCGGACGCCTACGAGTGGATTAAGCTTTTAAAAGACGGTGACCTTTTCTATCACTTGATCATCATTCTATGCAAAGGGCAAGATAAACCCGAGTACAAGGCCATGCTAGACGAGTTAAAAATCGAGATTGAGGGATGGCTAGTATGATCCCTCTAATCACCGGCCTTGTAGTAGTAACAATCATCATAGTGTTTGAACTATAAAAACATACCCTTTAAACCGATTTAAACCCGCCTAGAGCGGGTTTTTTTATGCACCCCTATACATCACCAATCATATTGTTTTAAACTCACTGCAATCTAACCTAATAGATGCGATTATGACAATCGAACACTTTCAAGCACTAAGCACCCCTTCCCTCAACACCCCTAAACAGGCAGTATTAGAGAATCGCGACGATTGGGGTAACTTCCAACCATTCTACGATTGGCCAAGCATATGGCCGGTGGTGCTACGCGATATAGGCAATGGTTCAAGCTTAATCACTGCCATTAAAAAAGAAGGCTATCCAACCTATGACGCCTTCCAACGTCATTTACGCTCACATCCGGAAACCAAGCGCTTATATGATGAAGCGATCGAAGCGAGAGCGGATTACTTGGCCGAATCCCTAATCGACATATCCGAGGAAAAACCCCCAGAGGGTTTAGACGGTCCACAATTGAGTGCTTGGATAAACCAAATGAAGATTAGGATAGACACTCGTAAGTGGACGGCCGCTAAACTTCGACCAAAGTCTTGGGGTGACAAAATCGATGTATCTGTGACACACACTCAGATATCGATTACATCAGCACTAAAAGAAGCTGAGTCTAGATTGTTGGATAATGTAACCGACATTGAGGTTAACCCCCAAAAAGACCACGTATAAGCTAACCCCCTTTCCCCCTCCCCTATAGGGGGTAGGGGGTGGGCGGGGGTTGGGCGCCCTACTTTACCTGCAAACCCCCTCAACCCCCTAGGGGGTGACAGGGGGCAAAAGGGGGTTACTCTTTATCATTATTGGACAGCATAACCATGGCTGTGGTCTGTGTTGGGTTAACAAAAATCCAGCCAT